ATAGTACTTCGGTATTTCCGAGCCATCGTTCTTGACGAACTTCTTGGTTAGGAAGTCTGTGCAATAGGTTTTCTGCAGAATGGCATCACCTTTATATTTTTCATTGCTAAGGATTGAAAGCACCGTAGAACGTGACCATAAATCCTTGCCCCCCGGTGTCTTAAGCCCCCTCTTGGTCAGTTCCACCGCTATCGAATGCGCTGTATAGCCTTCGAGGAACAGTCCGTAAATCAATTTGACTGTTTTGGCCTGTTCCCGGTTCACAACCAATTCCCCATTAGGCCCCCTGTCATAGCCCAGGAACCGCTTGAAGGGGACGCAAACCTTACCATCAGCAAACCGTTTTCTCTAACCCCAGGTAGTGTTTTCTGATATGCTCCGGCTTTCCTCCTGAGCCAGGCTGGACATGATGGTTATCAAAAGCTCGCCCTTCCCGTCAAATGTCCAGATGTTCTCTTTTTCAAAATAAACCTCCACGCCGTGTTCCTTCAGCTTGCGGATTGTGCTGAGAGAATCTACGGTGTTTCTTGCAAAACGACTCGCGGATTTCGTGATTATCAAGCTGACCTTGCCTGCCAATGCATCTGCCACCATTTTCTTGAAGCCTTCGCGTCTCTTGGTGCTGGTGCCAGATATGCCTTCATCAGTATAAATTCCTACGAACTCCCAGTCTGCATGGCTTTTGATGTAGTTCGTGTAGTAATCAACCTGAGCGTTATATGAATTTTCCTGATCATCATGGTCTGTTGACACTCGAGCATAGCCGCAGACCTTTCGCTTGACTGGTTCAGCTACCTCTGCCGCTGCTACCGAGCGAACGCTTCTCTTCGGTGGTATTCGCGTTACTTTGGGCATCATAACCCCCTCTTTCCATTTTTGGCTGTAGTTCCATTTTCCTTCCAGCGCCTTATCATTAATTTGCGCATATAATCTTTATATTGATCCGTGTGTTTGACACCACGTTTCTTGGGTTTGGCCCATTCCTGCTCTATAGTTCTTCCATCCCGCAGAAAGAAGTTGGCCTTCATCATATCCCCACCCAATATTTCGATATGGTCAATACGCTTACTAAATTCAGTTTCATCAAATTCATCCATTCCCAACACCTCGCAGGACAGTTTCTTCAGCAGGCTTTCAAGCACGATGTTTTTATTTTCACAACCTGAGCGGCTAGGACAATGCCAGTAGTCTCCAGATGAGCCATCTGCATATTTGCGCGTCTGCCTGCGAAAATTACTGCCGCATAATGGGCAATGAATCGTGCCCGTAAAAACACCACTCCCAGGATTGTTGTTACGCTTCATCTGCCTTGCACCGGCTGCAGCCCTGCGTGATTCTGTCCAGCATACCGTTCTGGCCTTCGAACGCCAGCTAACTTTTTGAGTGTACCCATCGTTAAAGAAGAACTCCATCTCATCTTTACCCACCATAGTGATGTGGTCAATTTTCTGCAGGAATATGTCCTCATTGAAGCTCTCCATTCCCAGAACCTCACAGCAAATGCGCTTGAGCGTTTTCTCCGGTATGCACTTTGAGTCGCACTTCGATTTCCCTTTTCGGTCATACGTCTGGCAAACCCATACATGATATACGGTATCTGCATCTTTGCATTGCCGTTTTCCACTCCTGCGATAGCTTGCCCCGCAGTTACCGCATTTTATCTTGCTGGTGAAGCATGTGGTATTAATGCTCCAGTTTGCGAAAACCCCCAGTTCCCTTCTACGTGCCATTTCTGCCTGCACTTTATCAAAGGTCGCTTTATCAATAATGGCCTCATGTGAATCGGCCACGAAGTATTGCGGAAGTTCCCCCTTGTTGATGCGCCTTTTTTTGGATATTGGATCTGCCGTGTACTCCCTGAGCAGTAGCATATTGCCAGTGTAGGTAATGTTGGTCAGTATCTTGCGGATAGCCGAATTGCTGAAGTGTTTGCCGTAAAAACTCTTGATGCCCTTATTCTCCAGTTCCTTTTCGGTCGATTCAGCGGATAACCCATTAAGAAAATTCTTGTAAATCAGTCTTACAACCTCAGCTTCTTCTGGTACCACCACAAGTTTCTTATTCTGCCAACAATAGCCATAAAGGTCAGGTCTGCCGTTTGGAATCCCCTGCTCAAATCGTTTTTTCACGCTCCACTTGACATTTGAACTTATGCTCTCCGATTCACTTTGGGCAAAGGAAGCCAAGAGCGTAAGCATCAGCTCGCCGTCACTGCTAAAAGTGTTGATACGTTCTTTCTCGAAGCGTACCTCAACACCGATGTCCTTCAAATGCCTAACGGTATTCAGTAAGTCTACTGTATTTCTGGCCATCCTCGATATGGATTTTGTGAGAATAATTTCTATCTTACCAGCCTCGGCATCTGCCATCATACGATTAAATTCGTCTCTTTTGTCTACGCCCGTCCCGGAAATACCATCATCAACATAAACGCCTGCATACTGCCAATCTGGATTTTTCTGAATCAGATTGCTGTAATAGCTGACCTGTGCTGACAAAGAGTGATGCATTCGCTGGGATTCCATCGAAATTCTGGCATAGGCAGCTACCTTTTTCCGTGCTTCAGGCTTTCTAGCCACAGCCGGTGCCTTTATTTGCTTGACCTGCTTCATTTGTGTCACCTCCCACTAATATTCATCACTCTAGCCAGCCATATAGTCAAGTTGATACAATTGGTAATCCCGCAAAAATCGGATTATATTTTTTTTGCAAGTCAGCTACTATATTGCTTACCTCACGCTCTGAAACAAGGCCAGCCTTACGCCAGCCATTGACGATATGCAAAGTGGTCTCGTATATTTTTTCATTCCTGAACTGTTCATCAGTCACAGCATTCGCCTCCGTACCTTGCCTTGAAATAACACTCACGGCTACAATATTTCCTATCGAGTTTGCCATAATATTTAAACTGAGTTCCACAACGGGAGCATACACCAATACGTATATGACCGTGCTTTACCGCAGCACGATGAGAATTCCACCATAACATCCTGCACCCATCGCTACAGAACCGTTTTTTCTTATGACCTTTAGTCTGTGTGAGCGTCTTGCCGCAGGCAAGGCAGGTGTTACCCTGACATCCGTTCCTGCGGCAAAAGGATTTCACGGTATTGACCGACACGCCTGTCTCATTAGCTATCTTCAAATATCCGCAACCGTTACGACGCAGGTTTAATACTTGCTCCTTCTGCCCCTCAGTCATTACGCATCTTCCCCCTGATTAGTGGCATCAATTTCAGCCACTAACTCATTTAAAGCATCTTCGTTCCAGAGGATGCGATAATCACTATGACCGTTCCGCTTGAAAGGCAGCTCCTCGCCATAAGCCATACCAGCACTTGTCAAACGCCACTTCTTACCTTCACGTTTCTGCCAGCCACGCTCAGCCAACAGCTTATTTACCGCCTGGGCTTTAAGACCAATATGTACTCCAAGCTGAGTCGGATTGAAGCTGGCAATTTTATGCTCTGCTGCTGGCAGGAGTCCACGGAGCGGCTCCATACTGATGCCGTGCAAACGTTCCGCATATTCAAGAGCTTGCAACGTTGCCATGCCATCCTTAATGCCGGTCACGAGTTTTAGGATGGCTTCCTTGGCCTTGACAGCATCCTCCAGTGCATCTCCAGCAGGCGTGGTTGATGCCTTAAGCCCCTGCATATTGCGCTCGGTCAAAGCTTTCTCCATGGCATTGAATGCCTGTATATATTTGATTTTCCACTCGAGCGCCTTACTGCCCGTAAATCCCATCACAAGCAGACTGAAACCATCACGGTTCATAACGAAATAACGGAACTGCTGTCCACGATATTCACGGCTGTCCTCATAGAACATATTTTTAGTAAGGGAATTTTCCCTCACTAAAACATCCACGCTCTTCAATACATCTCCGTGTGCCTTACCGAAGTTCTTAGCAACTTCACGGCTATCTACCACTACTTGTCCCTCGATTACCTTCACCAAATCCTGCGGCATGATGTCTACCTCCATATAGTAATGAATTTATTATCTGCGGCATTGAACCGCTCTCGGCGTGAAGGGCAATTCCTGCAAAGCAAGTATCCCTTCACCTCATATCCGTGGTAAAACATCAAAATTTCCGGCTATAGAAAAAAAATAAGCCCAGCAGGATTTCTCCCACTGGGCAATAACCTATCCGATATTCACTTGTTCTTCAGCTGTTTCATGACCTCCGTCAATTTCTCCGGCACTGGCAGACCAATCCGGGCTGCATTCTCGATGATGGAAAATCCCTCGTTGGCGCAGTAAAAAAAGATGACTGCCGTCCGAAGGACACAGCCACCACCGACCATATTGACATCCAATACGTTAGCCACACCGACCAAAGCCATGATGCAGACCTTTTGGCAGATGCCCTTAAAGCCCACGGAGCTTGAGAGCCTTTTTTCCACTA